TTTCCAATTTCAATTAAGGATTGAATTTTGTTTCTTTCCTTATTGAATATTGAGTCGATATTTAAATCACATATCTCTTTAGAGATATTATGGAGATCATTAAGATCTTCCAATTTTATATCTCTAAATCTAGATAATGTGTTATAGATGGCCAAGAATATTGGATTGTTATTTAATGAATTCTTATCTTCGACATCAAATTTTGATATTAATGTCTTAGGAGAATTTATTAATTTAACATTCATTTCTAAAAGTCTTGATCTTAGTCCATGTGATAATACCCTTTTCAATTCGGAAAGGATTGTATTTTCACTAGGAATGTTGTAATCTAAGGTTGTTATATTTCTTGCGAAAAGATTTCTAATCTTATCGTAAGAATAATAACCAAAAATTACATCTAACATCAAGGAGAAATTCTGAAGGGATGTTATCATAGAATTTGATAGTTTGAAATATTTTTTATTTCTCATTATCAATTTATGATATAAGGAGTTAACCAAATCTACTAAAGAATTGGTACTACTTGGAAGGTAATTTCCTTTGATTTTAAAATAATCATACAACACTGTAAAAACAATGTTGGGATTATTTATATTTCTAAGGATACCTCCAAGTGGTAGTCCAGTTATCTCTCGGTTATGGCTCTCTTGAATTCATCTTTTAGCAAATTCATATGTATTTGAAGATACATGTGTCTTTTGCAAAGATAATTCAACACCAAGACCTTTGATCACTTTTATATACTTCTGGGCGACCTTGTCATTTTTTATGACAATGTCATCTCCAAGAATTATATATTGATCAAAGTTCTTGTATCCACAAAGTTGTGCACAATAGTACACAACTAAGTGATGAGTCAAGGTGAAGACACTTCAAGAAGAATAAGTACCCATGGGTTGACCAGTTTTGTATTTTAACTGTCAACCTTCTGGAGTACTAAAACTTCTTTCTTGAAGGATAGATTGTCAAGCTTGTGCTAGTTTCATATCAAAGATTCTAGCCATAAGCCTTTTCTGTAATTCTACAGGAAATCTATCTGTTGCTGAACTTAAGTCCAAGGATCAGAAATTCTCATTATTAATCTCCCATTTATTAAATGGAGATTGAGTGTAAGTCCTATCACAAGGAAGATTTTGAAGTTTATTCATTATCTTATTGTGGATAGGTTTAAGATATAATTGTGAAAAGTAATCACTGATCGCAATTATTCTTAATTTACACTCCGGATCTTTTACAAAAGATATCTTTCCCAAAGTTCTTAACTTTGAGGGTTTTATCATTTTGTTAAAAGCTTCCGAATAATTCTTAGAAAAGAAATCTATCCCCTGATCTGTTGTAATTTTGAAAATTCTATCCATCATTGGATAGTCAAAATTTAACAGATCCTGCTGAGCTGATAATGTTGCAGGACCATTTGGTCCCGCCTTTGTTGAAAGATATACATCTTTCAATTTATCAAACTCAGGGTGGGTAGATTTTAATCTATATTCTTGAACAAACTTATTGATTACACCTGATGGTATAATATGAGTCATTTTTGATTCATTAGTTATACTATCGTAATCAGGTTTGATTTTGGATCACTCTTTACTTGTTAAATCCCAACTTCTAGTGAAGTTAAGGATCGTAAACAAGTATTTTAATGATTCCAAATTACCATCTACAAGTGGTTTCAAGAAGGAGAAAACTTTTGGTCAACCTTCTTTGTCTATTCCTATCATCATATCATTTAGGAAAAGGGGATGACCACATATGTACCTTGTACAATGTAGTCTAACCCTTTTCAGATATTTGATAGTATAGATAGTTCCATTATTTTTAAGTAGTTTATATACTACTTTAAATAGTGGACGAAGGTATTTAGATGTATCAATCGAAGGAAAGACTAATATCATTATTCTTCAAAGAATTTTGATATAAGTTTTCTTCATTGAGCATTTAAAATCTTATACTTAAGGCGTATAAACCTCATCATGTA